GCAAAGACACTATAGCCGACTACTTGCAAAATATACATCAATTTCGCAGGGAAAGTTTTGCTCATGCTCTTAAAGATGCAGTGGCACAGGTGTTTGGATGGGATCGAGACCTGTTGGAAGGCCGCACCAAAGAATCTAGAGCCTGGCGTGAACAGGTAGATCCATGGTGGGCTCAACGCTTAAAGATGCCACATTTGACTCCTAGACATGTGTTGCAAGTGTGGGGAACAGAAGTTGCTCGCCGTAGTTTTCACGATGACATTTGGATTGCGGCCTTAGAAAACAAACTGAGAAAAACCACGGATGATGTGGTAATTTCAGACTGTCGTTTTCCTAACGAAATCAAAAGTATTCGACGTGCCGGTGGTATTGTTATTCGTGTTGTGCGCGGTCCAGAACCCGAGTGGTACAACATAGCTGAGACTGTAAATCGCGGACCGGTTCGTAACACCGACTGGGCCCTGAGTAAACATCGTTTGGAAAAATATCATGTGCATGCCAGCGAGACTGCTTGGATTGGTACAAAATTTGATGCGGTAATTGACAACAACGCCGACGGACTAGACAATCTGTATAGTCAAATCAAAGATCTGGTTCTAGCTCACCAGGTGTCCAAGGCCGGTCCATCCGTTTGATTTCTTCAATGCAATTTAAACATACAGTTTGTAAATTGCGTAAATTGGTGTTGTGTTGATTACTGTCAACATGATACACCAGTAGTTGACTGGCATACCGTGATCTAAAACTGCAACGATCACATACAAGTTTTTTCTTGTAACCCGCTGTCTTCCATCTAGGCTCTGGTGGTTTAATGCTACGTTTTTTAGCAATGCATTGTCCACACCGATTTCGATAGTGTGCAACTTCGTCACGATAGTAATTGATAGCACAGGGCCGCTGGCGGCATGCGGGGCAAACAGGTCTAATCATGATGTATTTACCATGAAAACCTTTGCCAAAGGCCGCTATTCTTTCTTCTTTTTGCCTTTTGATATAAATATTAGCAACTAGAAAAAAGGATTCTTACCATGGCACTATTATCACCAGGCGTTGAAGTTACAGTTGTTGACGAAAGTCAATATATACCAGCCGCTGTTAACTCGGTTCCTTATATCTTACTTGCTACTGCACAGAACAAAGTTTCTGGCACAGGCGTAGGTGTTGCTGCTGGTACCCTACAAGCCAATGCCAACAAAGTATATTTAATTACTAGCCAACGTGATTTGTCTGCAACGTTTGGTGTTCCGTTCTTTTACAAAACCACAGCTGGTACACCAATCAATGGGTATGAACTAAATGAATATGGCTTATTGGCCGCTTACAGCGCATTGGGCATTACAAATCGTGCGTATATTCAACGTGTTGATGTGGACTTGTCTGCACTGACAGCCAGTCTGGTTCGCCCAACCGGCACTCCACCTAATGGAACTTATTGGTTAGATACAACCAACAGCTTATGGGGCATATCTCAATGGAATCAAACCACTGCAGCATTTACTAATCAAATTCCAACGGTAATTGTTGATAGCACACAGCTGATTGCCAACACAACTCAGCCGTTAACCAGTGTTGGATCAATTGGTGATTATGCAATCACAGCTACCAACATCAACAATCCTGGCTACTACAAACGTGGTGGTCCAACAACAAGTCAAACATCCGCTACAGAGGTCTCTGACGTTTATAATACCTGGGTACCAGTTGGTAGTGCAACTTGGCAAACAGCTTGGCCAACTGTGCAAGGAATCAACTCAGTAACAACACTGACTGCCAATAACGTTGTTTATGTCAACGCCACTTCTGTTGCAGTTCCGGTTAGTCCTAACAACACACTCGAAGGTCTCAGCAATGCCATCAACAGTGCCAACATCACTGGTGTTTATTCTGCATTTGTTGACAGCAAGTTGCAAATCTATGCTGACAGCACCACACTCGGCGCTCATCCTTCTGTGAGCAATGCCACAGGAAACGGAACTGTGGCCACATTGACATTTGCTACTTTGTCACAAGCACCGTATGCAGTTGGTTCTTCAATTGTGGTTGCCAACGTTATTCCTAGTGGGTATAATGGAACTTACACAGTAACAGCCTGCGGTAACTCCACAGTGTCATTTGCTAGTACCGTTGCCAATGCATACAGCAGTGGCGGAACAATTTCACAACCTGGCGTGGTTTCAATACTGCCCGGCGCAAGTGGAACAGCATTGAGTGATGTTGGAATTACTGCAGGCGTGTATAATCCACCTGCATTTTTAGCTGCTCCCAACTTTTCAGCACCACGTTGGAGAACCACAGATACTCAACCAGAACCCACTGGTTCTGTATGGCAACGCACCAACAGTGTAAATCTTGGTGCCAATTTATCACTTAAAAAATACAGCACACTGTTGGGCACTTTTGTCCAACAGGCATGTAACATATATTCCGGCCTAGCTGAGGCTACCTACACACTGGATCCAGTGGGCGGCGGCAAAAACATTGTAGCCGGCACCACAGTGGCCACAACCAATCCTGAGTTTCTTGACCCAGCTACACTGGGACTTCAAATTTTTGAAAGATATGCTGCAGGAGCAACAGTTGTAACAGGATCAGACGATACACCGGGGGCATTTACAAGTGCAAATACATTTACTATTGCTGCGACCATTCCAGGGCAAGCCACACTAGGTGCAGCTGTAACAGCAACCTTGGGTGGAACAACAGTAGCTGATTTCTTAACAGCAGTCAGTGCCGCAGTTGGTTCTTCAACATTTGCATCCTACGTAACTGCCACAGTCAACAGTGCTGGGGCAATTGTGTTTACTCACAGTGCCGGTGGAACCATTGTTCTAAAAAATGTCACTGGAACACCGATTACAACTGCCGGATTTGATACCAGCACTGAATTCTGTCGTGCTGGTTCGGGCACTGACTTGATTTTAAGTTACTGGGTGACCGCACCAACATTCACTTATACAGCCAGCACCACTGGACCAGATCAAGATCCAGACAATGGAACTTATTGGTATTACTCAGCCACCACACAGGCTGATATCATGATCCAGAACAATGGCGCTTGGATGGGTTACCAAAATGTAACCAATGATGTTCGTGGTGACGATCTGTCACTGACTAATGCCGCAGGTCCTATATTCAGCACTACAGCACCCACAACACAGACCAATTCGTCTGCAAGCGCATTGGAATACGGTGATTTGTGGATTGACACCAGTGATTTAGAAAATTACCCATTGATCAATCGTTGGAGTAATATAGATGGTATTGATCAATGGGTAACTGTTGACAACACAGATCAAACAACACAAAATGGTATTTTGTTTGCAGATGCACGTTGGTCTCCAAACGGCCAGGCCAATCCTGTAACTGGCACACTGCCATCAATTACTAGTTTGTTGATTAGTGATTATTTGGATTTGGATGCACCAGAGCCTACATTATATCCACAAGGTACACTGTTGTGGAATACCCGTAGAAGCGGATTTAATGTAAAAGAATTCCAAGGCGATTATTTTAACACAGCTGATTTTTATGTTCCTGTATATGACAGCACCACAGTTTATGTGTATAACGATTTTGTCAACTTCAACGGTGTAATTTATGTTTGCTTGGTTACACCGCCTTCCGCTGGTACTGCTCCGAGCAATACCACTTATTGGTCTGCATTGACCGTTGAAAATGGCACAGTCAATACCTGGGTTTCTGCCAGTGGCAATAGAAATGACGGTTCTCCATACATGGGTCGAGGAGCTCAACGTGCTATTATTGTTGCAGCCCTTAAGAGTGGTATCGACACCAACGAACAGGCACGTGAAGAACAGCGTCAGTATAACTTGATTGCTTGTCCACAGTACCCTGAGTTGATGGTCAATATGGTTGAACTCAATAATGATCGCAAGAACACAGCATTTGTGATTGGTGACACTCCATTACGTTTGGGACCTGATGGCACTTCACTTGCTGCATGGCATAGTAATAACAACGGTGCTGGATTGACTACAGCTGACGGACAAGCATCGTTTGATACATATTTAGGTGTATTCTACCCAAGTTGCCAGACCACTGATTTGTCAGGTAGCCCAGTGGTTCAACCACCAAGCCACATGATGATTCGCACAATTATTCGCAGTGACGAAATTGCATATCCTTGGTTGGCACCAGCAGGAACACTGCGTGGTGTCATTGACAACGCAGCACTGCTGGGTTACGTAAATGGCCAAACCGGTGAATTTATAACCATTGGTGTAGGTCAAACATTGAGAGACTTGCTATATCAATTGGATATCAATCCAATTACATTTATTCCAGGCATTGGTATCACGAACTTTGGTAACAAAACAGCCACCAATGTTTCAAGTGCGCTGGACCGTATCAACGTGGCACGTTTGGTTGCATTTATACGTGGACGCTTACAAGAAATTGGTAACCAATACTTGTTTGAACCCAACGATCAAATTACACGTAATCAAATTACAAACGCTTGCACCAGTTTAATGCTTGATTTGATAGCAAAACGTGGTATCTATGATTACCTAGTGGTTTGTGACCTCAGCAACAATTCTCCAGCCACAATTGATGCCAATGAATTGTATGTGGATATTGCAATTGAACCGGTTAAATCAGTTGAATTTATTTACATTCCGTTGCGTATTCAGAACACCGGAGCAATTAGTTCCAGTGTCAGCACTGTGGCCACTGCCAGTTAACACCATGGCCAATACGACCATAAATAAAGTATATAGGAGATAACACCATGGCTGTTTCATCATTAAGTAGAATGACTGTGCCTTTGGCCAGTAACCAAAGTAGCCCAAGTCAAGGCTTGTTAATGCCAAAACTCAAGTATCGCTTTCGCGTTACTTTTCAGAATTTTGGAGTTAGCCAGCCGGTCACTGAGTTGACCAAACAAGTTATGGATTTTACCAGACCCAGTGTTGAGTTTACAGAAATCGCACTTCCTATCTACAACAGCACAGTCAAACTGGCCGGAAAATATACCTGGGCCGATGCTCAATGCAACATACGTGATGATGCCAGCGGTGCAGTTTCTAGACTGGTCGGCGAACAACTACAGAAACAATTGGACTTTATGGAAATGGCCTCAGCAGCATCGGGCATTGACTACAAGTTCTTGACAGTATTTGAAGTGTTGGATGGTGGCAACGGATCTGCCACGCCGGTTGCATTAGAAACATGGGAACTGTATGGTTGCTATCTCAAGTCAGTCAACTACAATGACTTGAACTATGGAACCAGTGAAGCAGCAACAATCACCATGACCATTACATTTGACAATGCAAACCAAGTGGCTGGACAAGGTGTTGGCACATTGATCGGACGCACAGTAGGCGACGTGGCATCTGGCGTAGGCGTTTAACACGTTATGGCCTGGGGTCAGGACTTCCTTCAAGGATTCGTTGGAGTTAATGGGTTAAAAGATTATGCCCATGCTGCCAAGACATTCCTGCAAAACGGATACGAAAATGCTCCTCGCCAGAAGTTTTTATTTCATGTTTACTTTACTATAAACAGAGCAGTTCCTGCCCTTCAGGCTGCTTTCCCCAATGCCGATACTGCCACAATCGGTCTCATGGTCAAGACTGCACAATTGCCCAGTTATCAAATGACGGTTGATACACTGAATCAATATAATCGCAAACGGCTAGCACAAACCAAAATTGAATACAATCCTTGCGTGTTTGAATTTCATGATGACGGAAGTGATTTGATTCGTAACATGTGGTATAATTATTTTCAATACTATTACAAAGATCCTAGCCAAGCATACGATAACGTGACCAATCAAAATGGCCAAATGGCTGCTGTGATTGGCACACCTGCTGGTTTTAGTTACAATGCCAGAGACATCTATAGTCCAAGTCAAGTGGTCAACGACTGGGGTTACATCGGCGAGAGTTACAGCAGTGGAGTTCCACTAAGTGGCGCTGGTAATACCAAACCTCCATTCTTTAGAGACATTCGTATTTACGGAATGAACCAACGAAAGTTTTCTGAATACATATTGATCAATCCATTGATTACTGATTGGCAACACGACACCTACGATTACAGTCAAGACAATGGTATTATGAGTCACAGAATGACAGTCAAGTATGAAACAGTCAAATACTACACCGGCGCTATTGGCAAGTCCAGACCCGATACCAACGTTGTAGGATTTGCAGATCCTGCTTATTATGATACTGTGCCAAGCGCATTGGCTAGACCTGGCAGCACACAAACTGTGTTGGGTCGAGGTGGATTACTTGATGCTGGTATTGGAATTGTTGAGGATTTGGCCAGTGGTGGCGTTGGAGGCCTAATTGGTGCAACGCAAAAAGCCGCAACAGCATACAACACATTCAAAAATGTCAATCTCAGGAGTGTAGTGAATGCTGATGTCAATCAAGCAGTCAACACTACTATTCGTGGAGCATTGCCGGGCATAATTCGTGGTGCCAGTTCAAGTCCATTAAGCTCACCATTAGGAATACCAACACAACCAGTGACCAATGGCAGCGGTGGCATATTCTTTCCTACACCACCAGTGTCTACCAGATCACCTAATTTTAATCCCAGCTTGTCTGGAGGAACATAATCGTGACCACAGTCAACGGCACCAATTATTCAATTGATCAAACTGTTAGAATTTTTGATCAATTTTACAATTATGATACCAACATACCTGCCACTGAGTTTGATGCAGTATTGAGTTACTTTAGAAGTGTATTTCTCACTGATGCTGCTGCACAAAATATGACCAGCAGTTTGTTTAGAGTGGCCGAATTCAGCAATACCAGTGCGTTGGATTTATTACAAACATTTCAACAAGGTGGATCTACGGAGCCCGAAGTGACCATCTTGATGGCCTACTACCTTAACACTATACGTAGTCCTGCTACTTTATTGGGTGTGTTGACACCTTCTACGCCTAACTTTTATACGGCAAGAAATATCAGGGCTTGATCATGCCCAACTTTCGTCAAGGTCCATACACAGTAAAAAATGTTGCCAAATATGTGGGCAAAGGCACACCCAAATATAGATCGGGGTGGGAACTTACTTTTATGATGTTTTTGGACTCAAACGACAATGTGCTACAATGGGCCAGCGAAAGTGTTCGCATACCATATCGTAATCCGCTCACTGGTAAACAAAGCATCTACATTCCAGATTTTCTAGTGACCTATCGCGGACGCAACAATACCACCATTGCTGAACTGATCGAAATCAAACCCAAAAAACAAAGTTTACTTGAGAGCCGAGCCTCAGACCGCGACCGTGCCATTGTGGCACTGAACTATGCCAAATGGGACGCGGCGACCAAATGGGCCCGACGCAACGGGCTTGCATTCAGGGTCATCAACGAAGACATGATTTATCACCAAGGCGGCAAGAAATAATACCAGAATAGTCTGGCGGTAAATATGGTATGACCAGAAAATTGGAAGAACTTTTTGATTTCCCGCCTTCAGAAACGGCTGAAGGCGCTCCTACTGTTGAGCAAACCCGTACCCAGTTGGCCGAAATAGACGCTACCATCGACAAGATAGATGCGGCCCTGCCCA